GCATTCAGAACCGACTTGTTCAGATACGGTTGAGCACTCGTCTGGATTCCATTAGGGAACAGTCCATCACGGTAGGCATACGACGCAGCCTGCGCCTTGATAAAGTTAGTGTAATCCGACGCTGAGAGGGTAGGCATTACTAATGAGTGGTATTTTTATTCGTAGTTGTCACCTTGGAAGCAGTGGTTACGATTGCGGTTACAGGGGCAGCCTTTGCAGCAACAATAGTTGCTATAGCCTTGACTGCAGCTACCGCGGTATTCACTGTCGTCACCGTTGCTTTCGCCGCCTTTCCATTGTAGGGCAATACTGCTGAAGAACGAACAAAATCAGTGTAATCAGAAGCAGACGCTCTAAGAACGGGCATTTATTATCTATAGTTGCAAAAGTTTGGTGGCGGAAGGGTCTGCTTCACGTGATCAAAATACTTCGGAAGGATTCGGTGGAAGATCTTTCCCATTACTTCTACCCACTCCAGTGGATACTCCTTGCTTTCATTGTAGCAGGATCCATCGGTTGCCGGATTCTTCTTCAATTCCTCCAGTTTCGAATCTAGCAGCTTGTTGACCTCACTAAACCACTCTTCGGTGAAGGCTGTCCGTGGGCGACAGATAAATGCACAACAAATGATCAGCTGTCTCCAGATAGGTATATGGGGTGCCCAACCGACAGACCACTCGCCAAGTTCCCGAGACCCATTGATCCAATCGGTGTCATCAAATGCAGAAACCCACGAATCCTTCACTTCTTTGATATCGACATAGCCACCGCCGTGAACGTGCATCATATAGGCTCGGATGTAATCACTCTTGTGGTTGAGCGACAGGTATTGGTAGGCTGGATGCAAAGGGTACTCAGGGAGAATGTAGTCCATCAAGTTCTTAGATGTGATCAAGACAACGGGTACGCCAATGTTCTTGCGAATTTCATCCAAACAGCGAATCCGATTGGGTGTCATTTCATTCTCCCCTGTCCAGCAGCAATAGACCACCCGTGGGATCTCCATACTCCACGCTGTTAAAATGGACAAAAGAAGTCCAACGCAAGAGTAAGCATATGGATCTCCACCCTGAAGTTAAGCCTGTCTTTCGCGATGAGGTTGCTGAGATGATCAAGCAGCCCCGGATCACCCAACCGTTCTTTACCAAATACGAGTACACCACGTTGGTGGCGACGCGTGCTCAGCAGCTTGCAGAGGGAGCCAAGCCCCTGATTGATTTGAAGGGTCTCAAGACTTCGGACCCAATGTTTGTGTGGACAGTTGCCAAGAAGGAGATTGCTGAGAGAAAGCTGCCGTACATCATCCGGCGTCAGCTTCCCAATAATATGTCCGAGTATTGGAGTGTTCAGGAGATGGAGATTATGTGGTGATCAGCCCGAGAGTTTCGCCAGGTCTTCAGCTGAAGGAGGGAACAGGAGCAGAGGAGGCACGGCAGCCGGCGGATTAAGCATCTGTGGCGCATCGTGACCCGTCATCTTCATCGCCTGAGCCAGATCGATGGATTGTCCGGGATCAAAACGAGCATTGACCTTTGCAATGTCCGAATCAACTTTTTCGCGCATACGATTGACAGGTGTCATCAGGTACGCAAACGCAATGATCACTGCGAGTACAAGCGCGAGCAGGATGTATTTCGGGGATGTTCTTCTCTTCATTGTTCTTCGGGTAGACAAGAAAAACGGAACTCCGGGGATGTAGACAAGAGAGGACAATGGACTTCCCGATTCCTATCCGATGCTACACGTGCAACCTTCCGATTGCGGGCAAGTGGACGAAGTTTCTTGAGCTCGTGGCGAAGTTTCGAAAGCAAGATGGGCGCTCGGAGAAGGATGAACTAGTATACCTTACGAAGACGACTACCATCACTGCTGAGGGGCGTGCTATGAACGATCTTGGTCTTACGCGTGAGTGTTGTAGGCGACACTTCTTCACTCACCCGGGAGTTTGAGAAATAACACGTATTGCAAATAGGATATTTAGAGAGTCTGAAGCAGTCTTCCTTTTCACAGACCCAAAGAGGTGGAATGCGAATGGTTAACTTCCGCTCCATTTCTTTTTTACCTAAAGAATAAGAGTAAATGTCGTCCTATTCTGAATACCTTGGACGGTACAAGCAACGGATGGTCACCATCACAGATACACGTCCCCACCGCGACGCGGGACACCAAACAGAGATCGTGAAGCGCCTGGCGGCATCTGGCAATCTGGAGACGGCAGTGGCTTCTACGTCTTGTTCTCTGGTTCTGAATGCACCCTCTACACGCAGTGCGGCGGGCTTCAACCACGGCGGCGGTCACAATGTCCAGGACGCTCCGATGTATGCTGAGTACACAGCCGGACAGGCAGTGGCTCAGGGTGCTATGCCGATCAATGCGAAGGCGTCGCAGATCACAAACACGATGCCGTGCCTATCATCTGCCCAGCTCCCTGAAATCAATGACAAGATTGCGGCGGATCCGACGGGATTTGGTGTGATCTACAACACCAAACAGCTTGGAGGTAAGGGCTACAATACCTGCTTGTCGTGCGGAGCCACTTATAAGGCTCAGTTTGCGTCGGGTTGCAACTGCACCGGTGCATCTCTTGCCGGACTTGGACTCAAGAGTGCAATCCAGCGCCCGCATACGCTTGAACCTAACGCTTAAACGTCGACATAGAAATGTAATAATGTTGACAGTCTACACTTACTTAATTGAAAAACCACCTGATTGTTACGATATGTCTAAACTTTCCTTAGATGATGGATTTTTAGACACGATCAAGTCGATTACGGAACACCAAAAAGATGGCACTCTTTGGCTGGGCTACTTGGAGGGCTGGATGCTCACTCCTCACGAGGAAGTCATTCTTCGCAAAGCGATTCGCCAATTTCACTGTATTGTTGTAACTCGTTTTCCACTGTCGTTTTCACAGGCGTGGAAAAACGAAATCGATTGGGTCTACACAGTCGGGGAAGACAATGGATCACCCGACTCTCACAACAATGGTCGTTTTGTACACAATGGGAGTTCGTCTTAACACGGATGTTCTTGCTCACGAACTGCCACTGACAACCAACATTATCAAGGTCGAGAAGCAAGGTATTGTGAAGCGCGGATCCTCAAAGCGAGATCTGATCAAGCGCCGTGCAAAGACGACACCGCCGAAGCGCACGACTGGATTTGGACATAACTCGATTACGCTGGTGGTTATGTCGGACGGTGATGGTACTCTCCTTCGCAAGGAAATCACTGTCAAGATCTTCCAGAACGGCGTGTTTCACATCACGGGCGTTCTGGATGAGAAGTATGATCGGAATGTTACTACGGTTCTGAAGGAGCATATCACCACGCACTGTCCAACTGCGGTCATCTCTGGCGAGTGGACAAGTGTGCGCCGAGTGGTACTGATGAACTACAAGACGAAGCTGGCGGGAACCACCAATCTGTCGCGTGATACGCTCTACGCATCTCTGCGCGGAAAGGGTGTGACGACCATTTATGAGCCAGCTGTGTATCCTGCAGTGAAGATCTACTTTCCAGACACCAAGTGGATTGCAAAGGTGTTTCGCACAGGTCAGATCATTCTGACCGGGATGACCACTCACGACGAGTGTGCGTCTCTTGTGACTCAGTTAAAGCCACTGCTCCTAGTATAAGAAATGACGGCTCGTGAACTCACTCCTGCAGAAGTCGCCGCTGGAATCCGGGGAATCAATGATCAGGATCTGTCTGCCACTCAGATCCAGGCGCTCGTTCGGAATATGGATGCATCGAAGCAGAAGTGGCGTCGTCTCAAGGGTGACAAGATCGCCTACGAGGAGAAGCTCCAGAAGGACAATGAGGTTCTGTATTTCAACTACCCCTCTCTTTTTCAGATGCACGCAGAGGACCGTCTGGATACGACCTTTTTTGAGATGCTTGCTCTGAAGCGGAAGATTGAAAAGGGTGAGATCACACCGGAACAAGCGACGCAGGTGATAGGTCAGAAGCTGTCTCAACGATACATTCCTGAGGTGGCGGCTCAGAATCCGCAACCTCCGACGATGTCGTATGAGGAGTTTTACAGGCAGAATCAATAGAGTTCCAGATCACGTAGTTGTCTGTCTTCTTGCAGATGAGCAGGAAGTACGTCCGGAGTTCATCCCACGTGCAATCACTCATTGCATAGCACCTCATACGACTGAGCCCAAGACCATCAAGCGAGCAGCATAGCTCCTCCTTGGTCATCGTGTTCTCCAAAACAACAAAGTCGTTTCCACTGTCTGTATAGAGGGTCCTCACATCATCGATACAGTCAATCAACGTCTTAAACCCAAGGATGCAATACTGCTTCTTGACGTCAAAGTTCAGGATCGTGTTGGCATACTTCTCAACAAACCCAGGGCGCTTCCAGATCTTTTCCCAAGATCCATGCTCCTCAAAGGCTCCGAGTTCACGCATACGATCATCAATCTTGTAATCTGCATATCCCTGAGGAACGATGAACTGAGGACCCAGACGGTTGATCTCCGAGTTGCGGATCAGGGAAAAATTGTTCCATCCGTCGTTCATAAACTGAATATACGACAGCTTGTGAACACGCGCCATCTTAGTCTTCACAGCGGTGCGCATAATGAGCTCCTGATCATCGCAAATAGGCAGATACTCCGAGTAGTTTCCAATCTCATTCAGGACTGACCGCTTCCAGATACGCGGGTGATTCGGTACACCGACGATGTGACTGAGCGAGACATTGTTGATGTTCGGTGAAGAGATGACATTCACCCACACCTCCTGATACTTCTGACAGTAATATCCGGCATATCCCAGACCGAAATGATCGCCATATGAATGGGGCTTGCG